CGCCCACATACCACTTGACCGAGGTGACATTGGCGGTGGCGATCTGGTCGGCGGTGGTGCCGATGACATACAGACTGGGCGTCAGAACCAGGTTCTTTGTTTTCCAGTCTGGGGTATAGCTGCCGTTGTCGGGGTTGTACATCTGCGTCTTGGCGAGATTCGAGCCGATGTACCCCGTCAGCGTCAGTGCGTCATTGTAGTCGATAATCGTAAACTGACCTTGTGCCTTGCTCATGTGAGAAGCCTCCTTTGAATTTGTAGGGTTATCTACCGGATCAACGGTAGGGGTGGTTGGTTCTGCGGTTGCCATAGAAAAGTCCTCCGTTATAACAGGATCTGCCGGGTGGTGGTGTCAATGAGGTCACAATAAAAAGTTGCGCGGACTTTGACATCCGCACTTGTGATGACCACAGCCTTCGCACCGCCGAAATGCTGCTCGTTCCAGACCTTGTCCGCTTCGGCATCTTCGGACACCCTTGTCCAGATAAACTGGTTGGCATCCAGCGTGTCGGTAATGTCCTTATCCCAGGAATACACAACCGCCGAAAGCAGCGTTTTGACATTGCCGTTTTTGAAAATGTTGCCGTTGGATGAGGTAATGACCAGCCGGAGCATTTTCTGCTCCTCAATGGTGGTGATGCGGTCGCTGACCTCCGTGACCTGCTTGTTGGTGGCGTAGGCGTGGAGTACCACTTCACCCGTTTCCAAATCCCAATAGGACGAACCATCCTGGGACTGGATCACGCCTGCCTTGATGATATTCGCTACCAAGCTGCCGGAGGTGATAAAGTCTGCTACGATTTGTCCGTCTGCCGTGATGGCGGTTTCGTAGGGACCGTTGTAGCCATTGTGACTGAAGCCCAGACCGCCCACATTCCACCGCCAGACATTCACGGCTTCATCAATAGAGGGAGCGTCCAGAATCAGCAGCTCATAGGGCTGTCCGTTTTCCTCGGCAGTGTGAATGACCACATACCCGCCGCTCTGCCCGGTGATAAGTCCCGTTGCCTTGCCGATAGCAGCTTGGAGCAGCTTCGGAAAGCGTCCCACCGTGGATTCCACCTTGTCCACCGAGGACTGCACCTGGGAGATGGTGGTGATCATGCTGGACTTGCTCTGACCGAGGGAGATGCTCTTGTACCGCTCGGCGAGGGTGTCATACACGGTTTCAATGATCATAGCGGACACGCTGACGCCCAGCGCAGAGTGCCGGATGGTGACGGTATCGCAGAGATTGACCCGTTCCAGAAGTGCCGAATACTCCGGCTGTTTCCAGAGCGGCTCAAAGGAGACTTTCACCGTGGGGATAGTCGCTCCCAGCGGATTTGCCTTGATGTAACTGTTTGCTTTTGCTCTGAGGGCTTCCTCGGTCACAACTCCGTCAAACTGGTCGGAGAAATCCAAAATGAGCGTTTTCGCCCGGACGATCTCCGAGGTCACAATAGGAAGCGTGACCTCCGACAGCGTGACCACGGTTTCGGTATCTGCACCCTCCGGGGTATACACCGCATACGGGAGCAGTGCCGTGTACACACCGCTGTTGTCCTCATCCTGCTCCAAAGCGGTGAGGTTTTTGCCGTATTCGATGACCACGCCTGTTTTCTGCCCTCGGCGGGAGTGGAACATCACCGTGAAGTTGTCCCACTCAAACTCGCCGTGCCATTGAGAAAGCATGGAGCCTTCCGTGCCGCCAAGACAGGCGCGGACGCTTTTCGGCTGTGCGACCGAGAATGCCTTTGCGTCCGAATAGTCCGTCCAACCTGTAAAGCGTGTGTCTCCTGCAAGCAGCTGTGAGAGGATAAGCTGCGGTGAGCGACTCTCTGTGGCAAACGGCAGCACGGGAACATTGGCAAGGTCGTAGGAGATGTGCTGCCCGTAGATGGTGACGATACCGTTCAGCGGTTTCGTGATGCGGTAGATGCGGAATGCCTGATCGTTTGCAGTGTCGTTGGGCTTTGCCTTGACAATGCATTCCTTGGTGATAAGCCCATAATGCTGACCGATCACGGGGTATTTCAGCAGACATTCGAACACACCGTTTCGCTCCTCGGTGACCTCGCAAGAAATCGTGTCCGTCAGCACACCAAGGCCGAAGGTGGAAAAGTCCGTGGCATTTGCGGGGTAAAGTACAGGGATCATAGGCTGTCACCTCCTTCTGGGCATAAAAATACCACCGGGGATTGCGCCCTGGTGGTGTGTTAAATAGTATAGTTTTAGCTTGACAACAGGAATTTAACCATTTATCAATTCTTGCAGTTCATTTACAAAACGGCAGATATGAAATCCGTCACATACAGCATGATGAACTTGAATTGCTAACGGAAGTATTATTCGCCCATCTTCTTGATAATATTTTCCCATCGTGAAAATGGGAATTAAATAATCATACCCTTTCTGTAAATTCAAATTAAAGCCCTCAAATGTTGACCAAGGTATCATAGATACCGGAAAAGTATTTTCGGGAGCATTGGGTTTACCTATCATTCCTTGCTTGTTTCCATATTTCTGCATATCGTTTTCGTAAGCCACAGAGAATGTATTAAAATCCAGCGAATATTCCGTCCATATATTCGAAAAGGTTTCTGTGTCCTTGTGGAACACAGTATAACAAGGCAACATTTCGCTGTATACGCCTAATTCACCACTATCATTGATTGCTGTTCTGAACTCAGAGTGGCGGTTAACGATAGTTGTAAGATAATAAAGCATTGCAGGATATAGCTTCATCTGCGTCTTCTTTATTGGCGTAATGTCTACTTTAACAGTCATACTGTATGTACAAGGCACGTTTGTAAAGTAGTGTTCAAAATATTCGTTTCGCTCCCAATGGCTTCTATCGATCTTTTCAAATCTCATTTTCATGGCCTCTCAAATCCCAGCTTGTAATCCGATTTATCGTTCTAATTTTAAGACATTATACCATACTTTTCTGAACTTTTCAACTGCCTGTATTTACAAGCATCGCCACCTCGGAATAACCTCGACCCTTCTTACATTTCCGGCGCAGGCAATGGAGTTATCTCCCGGCTTCAGCGCAGGAAAGCCCTCGCCGGTGACGGTATCATTTTTGAGACCTGTATCCTTGAAGCAGTTCATCAGCTCACTGTCGATTTCAATGTACTCGTCCACATCGGAAAGCACCAAGGTGGTAGTACCTTGACCGATGGACGAAACCATAAGTCGCACCGTACCGCTGCCATAGAGCTTAATATACGGTCGACTCTCAAAAGCAGTGGGATTTGTAATCGTCAGTACAGAAGCGTCAGCCGCCACCGTCTCCTGTCCTGCAAAGCTGTATTTATACGGCTTGCAGTTGAAGGTCACGGTGAAGCAACCGATTTTATTCAGCTGCTCCTCAATGTCCAGACTACCGGAAATAACGCCATATCGGAAATACTCCGCATCGTAAGAGTCGGTGATTTCGTGGTATCTGTCCGGCTTGGAATACAGCCAGCCCTTAATGTCCCGCAGGACAGCGGCAAGTGCGGCTATATTCTTCCGAGCGAGGAACACCGTGTAGGTCACCTTGATGTTGGCAAAGCGGCGGTTCGGATTGATGATGTCACCGCTCCTGCCGGGAATGGAAATGAACTCCACATCGTATTCCGGTGCGGAGAACACGTCCTTCTTCTCGATATGCAGACCGAAATCAGCGGAGCCGCGGCCGTTGTAGGTGAAATAGCTCATGCGAATACCACTCCTTTCCGCTGGGCGAACTGATTCGCTGTTTCCATAACTTCGTTGGTCAGCTGACGGATGTCCTCGCTGCTGTAATTGTTGAAGTTCGTGATGTTTAGGGCGATGGTGAAAGCGGATGCCGCCTTACCGACCACACCGTCCACGGCAGAGCGGATCGAGCCGTTCACGTCAAAGTCGGTGGGCAGAGCCGTCTGCATATCGTTGGCAAGGTCACCCATGACACCGTTGATGTCCTCGGCCATACCTTCTGCGGCTTTGACCGCTTCATCACCATTATCCTCAATGGAGCCGGACAAGCCCTTGACCAGCATTTCACCGACCCATGCCATTTCCTTTGAGGGCGAGTGGATACCGAAGAAATCGCAGATGCCGTCCCAGATGGATGAGATCCACCCGGACACCTTATCCCACAGCCACGAGGCAAGCTGGGTAATGCCGCTCCACAGTCCCTTGACGATGTTGCCGCCGATTTCTACGATCTTATACATCAGAGAGCCGAAGGCTTTCACGATGCCCGTGATGATCTGCGGCACGGCCTTGACGATCTCCACGATGATGGTGGGAAGGTTTTCAATCAGCGCAACAAACAACTGCACGCCTGCCATGATGATTTTGTCGATGTTCCCGACCAGTGCATTGACGATGCCGGAGATAATTTGCGGGATCGCCTGCACGATGGTGGTGATGATCTGCGGCAGG